CAATGTTGACAGAGGAAAATTTGGGATTTGTTGAGAGTGGTCCGGTACCCAAGCACAATGATCCCGAAGCGATAAAGAGATTTAAAGCTGCGCCGACCTACTACGGTAGCGGGCGGATCTGCAGCTATGGAGATAAAACAAAGGTGTGTGATCCGAGTTGCCGGTTCTGGAATACCTGCATCAAGGGCAGACACAGAGAGGAGAAGTAATGCACGGAGTAAATCAGAGAGAGCGGTTGATCCCGATGAGCGTGTACTGTAAGGAGCTTGCGAAGGCGCGTCTCGGTGATAATATCGCGAATCATATGGGATTCATTTTTACAGCGATTTTATATGACAAGTTTGATATGACGTTTAAGCAGGTCACGAACTTTTACAGCAAGACCGTTGAGCGCCGGAAAGCTTGGCAGGACGATGACAACGAAGAAATCACGAGCGAAAGCATGATGGAGTATTGCCAGAAAAAGAAAATCGATGTGATCAAGTGGGTGAAGTCGATCCCGATGCCGCAGAAGTTGTACATGGCGGATATTCAGAAAGGGCGCGCGGTGCTTGGTGCAGATCGGAACATCGAGAGTGCACTTGCATCCACGATGTATCTGACAATCCCGACACTGAAGGAGTCTTATCGGTTCTCGAATGCTAAGATCGAGGAATTTATGAAGTGGGTTGCCTTTTACATTGATTCTTATTGGCGCAAGCAGCCGAAGAGTAAGGAACATTTTCTGACGGATGAGATTATACGGAATCAGTTCATCGAGGATGAGAAGTGGGACATTGTAACAGGAAAGGCGGTGTAGATAAATGCAGTTTTTGGTGAGTCGATGTATTGATAAATTGGACCTGCGTAATAGCAAAACCTTAAATCCGATTAAGTGGTGGAAGAAAAATAAAGCCTATGCAATTCTTTTAGTTATCCTTGTGCTGTTGGATATACCAAAATATTTGCTCGTACAGCTGATGAAGATTATTTGCTTTATTCCGTATGCCATTTATGAAAAGTTGGACGAGTTTTATTAAAAGGGAGGATGCTCATGTACATGAATGTGATTAGAAGTCTTTGTTCTCTTCCAGCAACGGATTTGAACTTTACGGAAGAGCTGGAACGTGCTACATCGAATCAAATCCGGCTTGCAATCGAGACGATGGAACAGAGCAGCGGGAAGAATAAAGGCAGAATTGCAGCGTGCAAGCGTGAGTTGAGACGGAGGGACAGAGATGTATCGATGTAAGCACAGAAATCGAATTTGATTGGAACGATGAAGAATGAATGAAGAAATTAAACCATGCCCGTTTTGCGGTTGCCATGATCGCAGAGTAGGCGTGAGAAAAATGGGAAACAAAGGATATAGGATTATATGCGGTGAATGTGGCGGCGCTGGTCCGTATGTAAAAATTGAGGATTTTGCTAACAAGATGGATGCACAGGAAAATGCAAAGGAATCATGGAACAGGAGGGTGAACGATGAGACTGATTGATGCAGATGCATTTGAAAGATCGGTTATGTTTGGCGATGCCGAGGATATGCAAGATGTGTACAGAGTATTCCATTCACTCAAAATGTGAGTACAGAAAATCGTGTAAATTGCAGAAGATTTTGACGGAAAACAAAGATCTGAAAGCAAAAAATAAAGAACTTAAAGCGAAAGTTGAAGAGTTAGAAGTTGAAAAATCATGGCATGATTCTCCGGACATGATGGGAAAGTAGGTGGAGTAGATGGCAATTAAGCCGATTTTATTCAATACGGAAATGGTTCGGGCGATTCTGGACGGGAGAAAGACCGTGACAAGGCGATTAGTTAAATTCCTTTCGAGAAAAAATCCAAATTGGACAGGGTATGTTAAGGATGGATTGATGCTTTATAACGGAAGGAATGAGCCGTGTATCAAAAAAGCACCATATCAGCCGGGCGACATATTGTACGTGAGAGAATCGTATTCGGAATTGTCCTTTGGATATGTATATAAGGCAGACGGGGAGAATATAGACCATCTTGGAAATGTGATAAAGTGGCACCCGTCAATCCACATGCCGAAAGAAGCCGCACGTATCTGGTTAAAGGTTACGGATGTGAGGGTAGAGCGGTTGCAGGACATTGACGAGGATGGAGTGTGGAATGAAGGTTTTAGATTTACGCCGCCATGCTTAACCAGTGTATCAGCAGATGGACATACTTGTGATTTAGATGGTCCGTGTACGAGCCATATTAAATATTGTGATATGACTATGGGAGAGCTGTTTGGCAGGGAATTATGGGACAAAACCATTAAGAAATCCGACCTTGACCGCTACGGTTGGGATGCGAATCCGTGGGTTTGGGCTATCGAATATGAACGGTGTGAAAAGCCGGAAGGAGTGTGAAGTATGACTGAACTTGAATGGAAAGAAGTTGAACCAGAGCAGGAAGACTGGAAGAAACAAATTGATGTAGTTGCCTATTATGGAGATCTCGTCATAGGAAGCATTGTATATTGCGGAGAAGAAATAGGATGGAAGTCTGTCATTGATGGGCACATGGATTTTTTACAGGCAGAATTTCTGGAAGATGCGAAAGAAGAAATGATTGATGTGTTAGACAATCATTTCACAGACCAAATCAATTATTACAAAGAATTGCAGGAAAGCCTTGGCGAATTAAGGAGGAATGAAGATGCCTAAAGCAGTATTGGTTATGGATATGCCGGAATCGTGTGATATGTGCGATTTTGCAGACGATACACAGCCACCAAGGTATGGAGAGCGAACGTTGTATTGCAATGCTCCAGGTATTGGAGATGATGTGACAGATTATATTGCGTGCAGACCAGATTGGTGTCCGCTCCGGGAACTGCCGGAGAAGAAAGAAATTAATCATAACAAAAATCACTACATAAGTAACTTTTGGGCAGATGCAAAGAGAGTTGGTTGGAACGCCTGCTTGAATGAAATCTTGAAGTAAATCGAAAGGAGTAAGAGGTTTGCTGGCCAGCGTGAAAGAGCTCTTTACTCCGAAGATAATAATGGAATCAGTAAAAGAAAGAATGGAGAGAATCGGGGCATATGCAAAGATTGCTTCATTCATGCAAAAAGAGAAACAGGACTATGCATATAAGAGGAAATACGCGCAGATCAGAGCCGAAGAGTTCAGATCAGAATGTGATCGCAGAGGATTGAACTGCCACGTATCCGTTGGAGGTCTGGATAGTATCATTTTATACATATTTCTCCATGAGGTCTGCGGGATTGATGTTCCGGGAGTATCCGCATCGACTTTGGAAGATCGAAGCATCCAGAGGGTGCATAAAGCAATCGGAATTATAAATGTGCCGCCGCTCATGCGGGATGATGGAACCAGATGGACGAAACCGAAGGTTATACAAGAGTTTGGCTTCCCGGTCATATCCAAGGAGATTGCCGGGAAAATCGAGTTGCTGCAGAATCCGACAGAGAAGAATAAGACGGTCAGGCACGCAATCATAACCGGAGAGACCGGGGAATACGGTGGCTGGCAGAAGAATTCGAAGATGCAGCTTAATCAGCGGTGGTTAAAATTGTTCGGTGGGTACGAAAATGAAGCCGAAGGATGCGACTTTGGGAAACCGGATTTCTTGGTATCAGCGAAATGTTGCTATTACCTTAAGGAAAAGAATTGTGATGACTGGGGCAAGGAACATAATAGTGTCCCTTATCTTGGATTGATGGCATCCGAGGGCGGCAGACGTGCCAAGAGCCTGCGGATGAATGGATGTAATTACTTCGGTGCATCCACAATACGATCAGCGCCGTTTGCAATCTTTCACCGGCAGGATATTCTTACGCTTGCCTTGGAGATGGATGATCTCTGGAAGAACGGATTAAAGGAAGAGTATCGTGATGCCGGACTTGAAGCAGGGCGAATAACAGAATGCTTCCAGATGCCGGAGTCTTTGATACCAGAGATTTACGGTACGATTGAGAAAAGGCCAGACGGCACGTTGTACACGACAAAAGCGCAACGTACCGGATGCAGTATGTGTGGTTTTGGAATCCACATGGAGAAACGACCGCATCGGTTTGATCTATTATATGAGAGCAACCCGAAAGAGTGGGATTATCTGATGTTCCACATGTGCAAGGACAAGGACGGGAATGATTATGGATGGGCGAAAGTGCTGGACTATATCGGTGTCGGATGGGATCCGACAACCATCGGTGGTAATTGCAAGGGGCAGATGAGCCTAGAAGATTTTATGTAAAGGAAGGAGATTACAAATATGGAAACAGGTGCAAGACCAAGAGGAACTGATGGCGCAAGAGTTATTCAGGTGATTGAGACAAAATCACTTATGGGAAGTGGATTAAACGAGAAGGATAAGTGCAGAGAGGTAAAACAATATTGGAGTTTTGAAGGAGTGTTATTGGCTGAGAATGATCCGTGCACAAAAGAAACAGAGTAGTTTCCTACTCCGTTTTCTTACGTGCTGATTGTTTGGTTTCATCAATGCCTATTATATCAGCATAGAGAAGCTCTTGTTCATGACGGCTGATATACCATTGTTCAAGAAGATGCTCTATAAGTTTGATAAGCTTTTGCGCCTCATCTGGATCTATATCAACAATTAAGTTAATATCCTTTTCCATGTGGGCACCGATATTACCAATGCGACGAACACCGTCAATTACACGCCATTGTGTGGCTGGTATTTTATCTTCAAGTTCTCCAATAGCTTTTGAAAGATTGGTTTCTTTTATACCCCAAAAGTCACGAATCATTCCTTGGAGACAACGTCGCGACAATGTCGCAGATGCCTTTGGACTTAAATTGACGATGGCACATGCCTCTTCATAATCTTGACGAATTGCTTTTGGTATGTAATCTGGAAATTGTTTTGCCAGTGATTGGGGCTTAAGAATAGTGTTGATATCTTTAACGGATGGTCCCACTCCTTTCGCAAAAACAGTATATCGATTGCAATTAGGACATTTATAAAAACTAAGTTCTATGTTTGAATAAGTGTTTTCCGACACACCGCGTGAATACTCATATCCGTCCGAGGACTCGAAACTTACATTTCGTTTACATAATGTATCATCAGAGATTGCCATAGAAGATGAGCAAAACGGACATTGAAAGCTAGACATAATTACCTCCTATAAATTAAAGCTTGCTATTATTATACAACAGTAAAAATAAATCTACAACTATAGAAAGGAGCCGAACCTCCGGCCGGGGTAACGATATATCGGGTTCCTTTTGAAAAATGAAGAATAGTGAATTAAAAGAATATGTAAACAGTTTTCCGGATGATGCACCAGTGAATATTGCCTGTGCGAATCCAAGAAAAAGAAAACTGTACAAGTTGGAAAATGTAATATGGGTGACAGACCAAGGGCAGCCTTTGATCCTTATTGACATTGGAAAAGAATCGGATATGGATGCAGAAATGATATCCGCTTGCGAAGCTGATGAAAAGTCCACGGATGATCTGGAAGGGCAGATGCAGATCGAGGACTTTCCGGAGGTGATGCCATGATTAACGGAGAACTGATCGTTGACAACTTTGCCGGCGGCGGTGGTGCATCCACTGGAATTGAGTTGGCTACCGGCTACAGTGTAGATATAGCCATCAACCATGATCCGGAAGCTATAAAAATGCACAAGGCAAACCACCCAAACACCAAGCATTACTGTGAAAATGTGTGGGCGGTTGATCCGATCAAGGCATGCAATGGGCATCCGGTCGGACTTGCCTGGTTCTCGCCGGACTGTAAGCATTTCAGTAAGGCAAAAGGCGGAAAGCCAAAGGATAAAAACATCAGAGGTCTTGCATGGGTAGCCTTAAGATGGGCAGGACTTGTTAGACCGAGGGTTATCATGTTGGAGAATGTGGAAGAGTTCAAAACATGGGGACCATTAAACAGACGGCATCATCCGATTAGGGCAAAACAAGGCAAGACATTTGAGCGGTTTGTGCAGCAACTTCGGGAGCTTGGCTATGAAGTGGAGTTCCGCGAGCTGATTGCCGCCGATTATGGTGCGCCGACCATGCGCAAACGATTCTTTATGATCGCCCGGTGTGACGGCAAGCCGATTGTATGGCCAGAGCCAACACACGGACCAGCAGATAGTGAAGAGGTAAAGGCAGGACTGTTAAAACCATACGTTGGAGCGTATACGCAATTGGATTTTTCTCTTCCTTGCCCGAGCATATTTGATACGGCAGAGGAAATCAAAAAGAAATATGGAATCCGTGCGGTGCGACCACTTGCACCCAAAACGATGGATCGGATCGCAAGAGGACTGAAAAAATTCGTTTTGGATAATCCAGAACCATTTATTATCCAGTGCAACCACGGTGGCGAACGCAGGCCGAACGACATCCGAGAGCCGATGCCTACAATCACCGGAAAGCATGGTTACGGGATTGTGGAACCATACATGGTACAGTGCAAATACAATAATGAGGCGCAGGACGTTCAGAAGCCAATAGGGACTCTTACGACAGTTGGCAGCCACTTGTTAGTTGAGCCATATATGGTACAGATCGGGCAGACCGGGTTCACAAAGGATCGGAGTAAGGATGTGAGAGAACCCCTTACAACGATTGTGAGCAAGAATGAACATTGCCTTATCAGTCCAACTCTGATTCAATATCATTCCGAGACGGCGCAGGGAGAAGTCAGAGGACAGACGATTAAAGATCCGATTATGACCGTGGATGGTTCGAACCGATACGGATTGGTTACATCATTTTTGAGCAAGTTCTATAAATCGGGAATAGGACAAGACGAGAGAGAGCCGTTACACACAATCACAACATCTGCCGGTCACTTTGGCGAGGTCAGAGCGTTTCTGATCAAATATTATGGAGATGCCACAGGGCAAGACATCGAAAAGCCACTTGATACAGTTACAACCAAGGACAGATTTGGATTGGTGACGATCGAGGGTGTGGATTACCAGATTGTAGACATCGGACTGCGGATGTTGGAACCGAAAGAGTTGTACGGATGTCAAGGATTTCCAGACGATTACATAATCGATCACGATTATACCGGCAAGACATATCCGAGAAGTGAACAGGTGCGCAGATGCGGCAATGCAGTGTGTCCGCCGATTCCTGCGGCATTGGTCAAAGCCAATCTACTAGAGTTATGTGTGGCAGAGCGCACGCCGAATATGAAGATTAAAACAGAGCAGACCGGACAGCTCCGGTTTGCCTAGTCTTTGAATTTTAGAATCAGATAACAAACCCAAGCGAACATATAGCACCTCCTACTATCTAGTATATGCGGGTGGAGAGAAAATGATTCGCTGGGGGATGCACGTTGACAATTGAATATTGACGGTTGGCGTAGTATAATCTTTTTATTACAAATGAGAAGGAGTATCAATTATGAGTGCAACCGATTTTTTGGCAGCATATTTGTCATTTATTTTCATATGCATAGGAATCGAAATATACATATTTTTGAATAATAAAAGTGCGTATTTAAAAATTTCATATGATGCATTGAAGAATATATGCGAATCTTATCGTGATGAGGATATAAGAATTATTTCAAAAGAAATAAATAGATTCTATGAGGAATATGTACAAGAGGATGCACAAACAAAAAAATTTTTCTCGAATGTAGTTGTTTGGATGGACGCAATTATATTTAGAGTGGATTGTGGTCGCAAAAGTGCAGTCATATTGAAAGAATATATATGCATTTTAAAACGCGCGCGAGACGTGTTGGAAGAACAAAATCCATATAATAAATGTGAAAAGCATCAACAAGATATTTTGCGTGATATTGCGAAGTTGGACGCAAACGAAATTGTTGTTCAAAATATTCTTAAGAGAACGGAAGATGAGTTCTTGCGTTTGTCTACAGATATAAGGAAAAATGAAAGGGCTAACAGGATATCTATTACATTAGGCGTGGCAGGAATTGCAGTTTCTGTTATTATGGCATTCGTAAAGTTTTAGAGAAAACCAACCGTCAAATACGATGGTTGGTATTTTTTTGCTCAAAATTGAAAGGGGGAATGCCTGTGGACGAAAAGGAAGTATTTGAGATATGCAACCAGGTAGATAGCTACATCGCTGCGGAACTGACGGAATCCATCGTGCTCGGGACAAGCTACGATATGCTGGAAGCGCACCACGGCATTCTCCCGATTAGTAGGAATGGTTTTTACCGGAAAAAGCAGAAAGTAAAAAATATTTTGGAGAAAAAGTATGGACGTATAGTGGAAGAACAAAACGGACAGTTGAGGATGGTGTGGTAAGAAAAGTCTTTGAATGCTTTAATTTATGTGCTATCATTATAAATATAAACAGAATAAAAGGAGGGAAAAATATGTGGTGGATTATGATAAGTTGCGTTGCGATTGTATTGATAATTTTGTGTATAGTTAAATTTTTCCTCTATTTTTATAAAAGACGGAATATAGGAAAAGATTTTTTTAAGGAAAGCGAAAAACCTTTTGGGAAAAAGGCGCCTGAAATGTATTATGATAAGCAAATGATGTTTAGAAAGTGCTACGGTTTTTTTATAGGTGTTCATTATTTATTGGTAATTATGTCAATTTCGTTGACAACTATAACTATATATATGGTTATGGATACAAAGTTGGAATTACTATCTAGGATGGTGGTAAGTGTGTTAGCCGCAGTGTCCACTAATTTACAAATAGTTTTGAGATTCGATAAAATAGCAGAAGGGTATATTTGTGCAATGAGAATTTTGGAACAAGCAATTTTGGAATATGAGGAACAAGAGTCTGCGGAATTAGATGTTTTGTTACAAGCAAATAAAAAGTCAGAAGAAATTATACATAATATGTATCAATAGGATAGAGAAAATTGATACAAATCCGCTAAATTTTCATGCTAAAATGACCATAGAGTAGTAGTTGAACATGGGAAAAAAAATAGGAGTCAACAAAGAGGACGAGAAAAAGTCCTCTTTTTTACGTTCTAAATTGGTACAAATCCATATCTTCCCCATGCTAAAATTACTATAAAACAGTAATTGGACAGGGGGGATATGAGTGGAGAAAGAGAACGAACTGAAAAGGGAGTACCTAAGATCATACATACCAGCGGTGCATGCAGCAAAGCGGATAGAAGAAGAGATCGAGCAGTTGCGCTTGGACAAGATGGCACCGTCGCTGGTGATGGATGATATGCCACATGCGCATGGTCAGAAGGATTTGTCAGACTATGCAGTAAAGTTGGATGAGTTGGTGAGCAAGCTGATTAAGGCGCGGTATGAGCGCATTGATCTGTATGCGGAGATTTTTGCAGATATAGAGCGTCTGGAGGATGAATCGGAACGAACCGTATTGACATACCGCTATTTGCGTCGGTATAGCTGGGAGAAGATATGTGTAAAGATGGGATATCAATGGGCGCACGTTCACAGAATTCATGCAAGAGCTTTACAGAATTTCAATCCGACTGGCATATATTATCAGATTCTTGTAAAAAAATTAAAAGATGATACACAATGATACACTTATATGTGCTATGATAATATCATGAAAGAGCGTGAGAGGAAGCAGATTCCCCTTGCGCTCTTTTTATATACCCCCACGGGAGCGCCTAAACAGACGCTCCCTTCCCCCATAAAGAGGTAGCTGCATGAACAGAGACGGTTATAGCGATCCAACGGCTGAACGCGCAGTAGCGCATGTCATGCGTGAGTATCGAAAAAAGAAACAGGCAGGTGGTAATATTGGCAAGGAGTCCGAACGAAAAGGCAGAAAAAGCCCGAGAACTGTATAAGGGTGGAATGAAGCTGGTTGAGATTGCAAGTCAACTAGATGTTCCTGCCGGGACAGTTCGGAGATGGAAAAGTACATACCATTGGGATGGAGAGCAACAAAGCGAGCGTTCGGAAAATCAAAGCGAGCGTTCGGAAAAGCAAAGCGAGCGTTCGGAAAGAAAAAAGAGCGTTGTGGAAATGGCTGTAGCTGATGAAGTCAAGCAGGTGGTACAGAACACCGATATGACTGATAAGCAACAGCTTTTTTGTATACATTACATTCGTTGCTTTAATGCTACAAAAGCATACCAGAAAGCATATGGCTGTGATTATGCAACGGCTCTGGTGAATGGCCCGCGATTGCTAGGAAATACTAGGATAAAAGAGGAAGTCCTGCGGTTAAAGCAGGCGCGTCTCAACCGGGAGTTTCTAAGCGAGGCTGACGTCTTCCAGAAATACATGGATATTGCTTTTGCTGATATGAACGACTTTGTTGAAATACATGCGGGATTCGCGCTGGCAAAAGATGAAATCGATGGAACGATTATCAGCGAAGTGGGTAACACAGCGAATGGCATAAAGATAAAACTTGCCGATCGTATGAAAGCCCTGCAGTGGCTTTCTGATCACATGGACCTTGCCACTGAGAAGCAGAAAGCAGAGATTGCATTGCTGAAATCCAAAGTTCAGACGGACGATGGCGATGAGGTCGCAGATGATGGATTCCTTGAAGCTTTGAATGGTACTGCTGCGGAGGATTGGGGCGATGAAGAGAATCAGTAAGATTAAGCGGATTTTCAAGTTCAAGCCATTTTCAAAGAAGCAGCGCAAAGTATTGAACTGGTGGTGCGAAGATTCTCCGGTTAAAGATAAGGATGGCATTATCGCCGATGGTGCTATCCGGTCCGGAAAGACAGTGAGCATGTCACTTTCGTTTGTTATGTGGGCGATGAACTCATTTGACGGCGAAAATTTCGGTATGTGTGGTAAGACAATTGGCTCTTTTCGTAGGAATGTACTGTTTTGGCTTAAGCTGATGCTCCGTAGCCGCGGTTATACCGTGGCAGATCACAGAGCTGACAATTTGGTCATTGTTTCCCGAGGAGGCGTGACCAATTATTTCTATATATTTGGTGGCAAAGACGAACGATCGCAGGATCTCATTCAAGGCATTACCTTGGCTGGGGTCTTTTTTGATGAAGTTGCGCTGATGCCGGAAAGCTTCGTGAACCAGGCAACCGGACGATGTTCTGTTGACGGTTCAAAATATTGGTTCAATTGCAACCCAGATGGACCATATCATTGGTTCAAGACCGGATGGATTGATAAGCGAGAAGAAAAGCATCTGTTGTATCTGCATTTTACGATGGATGACAACCTAAGCCTGTCGGAGAAAATCAAAGAACGATATCGAAGTATGTACACCGGTGTATTCTATCGCCGGTACATTCTTGGTTTATGGGCGATGGCAGAGGGCATCATCTATGATATGTTTGATACTGCCAAGCATGTGATATCGAGTCTGTCGGGATTGGTTAATGCGAATTATTATGTGTCCTGTGACTATGGTACGCAGAATGCAACCGTGTTTTTGCTATGGTGTAAGGATGAATTGGGACGGTGGGTATGCTGCCGCGAGTATTATTATTCCGGTCGTGATGAGGAACGACAGAAAACGGATACCGAATATGCGGATGATCTGGAACAATGGCTTGCCGGGATAAAACCGGTAAAGATTATCATTGATCCGTCCGCAGCATCGTTTATAGCAGAACTAAAGAAGCGAGGCTATGCGATCAAGAAAGCGAAAAATGATGTACTAGACGGCATCCGTTTTGTTGCATCCCTGTTGAATCAGGGGAAAATTGTGATTAGTGATCAGTGTCCGAACACAATTAAGGAGTTCGGATCATACATATGGGATCAGAAAGCGTCCGAGCGCGGCGAGGACAAGCCGATAAAGCAACATGATCATGCGATGGATGCGCTACGATACTTCTGTTATACGATTATTCGTAAACCGTCAAGCATTGACATTTTGAAGTGAGGTAATCAATGGATATAGAAACAATGAAACAACTGATAAAAAAATATGAGGCTGGACATACGGACTTTGTTGTGAGGGCAGAGATTGCCGAGCGTTATTACCGTAATGAGACAGATATCTTGTATCCGCCGAAGCGAAAAGATGAGGACGAAGCGGAAAAGCCATTGCGCAACGCTGATAACCGGATCCCGCGCAACTTCCACGGCTTGATTGTTAATCAGAAGGCTTCATATGCATTTACTGCGCCGCCACTGTTCGATGTAGGAAACACGGCAAGCAATAAACGTGTTACTGAAGCTTTAGGCGACGAATATGCAAAGAACTGCATGGAACTGTGTGTAAATGCCGCGAATACGTCAATTGGCTGGGCACATTATTGGACAGGCGATGATGGGTTCGAGTGGGCAGTCGTTCCGTCCGAGCAGATCATTCCGGTGTTCGATCGTAGTCTGAAAAGAAAGCTGATCGGACTGATGCGAGTATATCCTGACATTAACGACGCAACCGGTGACAGTTACACCGTGTATGAGTATTGGACCGATACAGAGTGCCAGGCATTTCGAAGAAGAATCGGCGATGAATTGGATATGCTTACATATTATGATATGTTCATAGATCCGGACAGCGGTGATATGATTTCTGATTATTGCCATGAGTCTGGGGAAGTTCCATTCATTCCTTTTTACAACAACAATATCCATTCGGATGATTTGAGAAATATCAAGCCGCTGATAGACGTATATGATAAGGTCTACAGCGGCTTTATTAATGACTTGGACGATGTTCAGGAGTTGATTTTTGTGCTGTCCGGATATGGAGGACAGGATCTAAATGAGTTCCTTTCAGATTTAAAAAAGTATAAGGCAATAAAAATTGAAAGTGACGAAGATGGATCAGTGTCAACACTTAACATCGAGATCCCAATCGAAGCGCGCAACAGTGTTTTGGATGCAACCCGAAAGGCTATCTTCGAACAGGGGCAAGGCTTTGATCCACAGCCGGAGAACTTCGGGAATCAGTCGGGCGAAGCGTTGAAATTTATGTATTCACTTTTGGAGATGAAAGTAGGGCTGATGGAAACGGAGTTTCGATTGGGGTTTGCGCGACTCGTGAGAGCCATCTGCAAGCATCTTGGCATTGAATGTGGCACAATCATTCAGACATGGACCCGTACCTGTATCAAGAATGATACGGAGCAGGCACAGATCTGTAAAGATTCCGTCGGAATTGTCAGCAAAAAGACGATTCTGAAAAATCATCCACTTGTGGAAGATGCAGATGCCGAGTTGAAGCAGATTGAGAAAGAGGAACAGGAAGCGCAAGAAAAAGCAGATCTATATTCGGGAGCGTTTGCTGGGAATGGAGATAACGGAGATGGCAAAGCTGATTTCAAAGATAAAGACGATCAGAGAGGACAATGATGGCAAATGCTGAATATTGGAAGAGACGATTCAAGTTAATAGAGGAAGCACAGCACCAACAGGGATTGCAGTGTTACGCCAACATTGAGAAACAGTATTCCAAGGCACAAGCACAGATTGAAGCCAAGATTAATGCTTGGTATCAACGCTTTGCAGATAACAACCGGATCTCACTTGTTGAGGCGCGCCGCCTTTTGAATTCTGATGAACTCGAAGAACTGAAATGGAATATTGATGATTACATACGTTATGGCAAGGCAAATGCGCGTAATCAGCAGTGGATGAAAGAACTTGAGAATGCATCAGCAAAGGCACATATCAGTCGATTAGAGGCTTTGAAGCTTCAGATGCAGCAGTCGTTGGAAGTGATGTTTGGCAATCAGTTGGATGATGTCGATGCGATGCTTAAGGGCGTTTATGAGAGCGGATATCTCCGCACTGCTTTTGAAGTACTGAAAGGCATCGGTGTTGGTTGGAGTTTGGCTACTCCAAACGATGGGTTTATCTCAAAGGTAATCAATAAGCCGTGGTCAGCTGATGGTCGCACATTTTCAGACAGAATATGGACAAACAAGCAGAAATTGATTAATGAATTGAATACAACGTTTGTCCAGAATATAATTACCGGTGCAGATCCGCAAAAGACGATTAATGATATCAGCCGCAAAATGAATGTGTCAAAGCAGCAGGCGGGAAGGCTTGTAATGACTGAGCAAGCGGCATTTTCCAACGCGGCACAGTATGATTGCTTTAAGTCGCTTGGGGTTGAGCAGTTTGAAGTTGTAGAAACCTTGGACTCTCATACATGTAGTTTGTGCGGTGCGATGGATGGAAAGCATTTCCCCATGAGTCAGTTTGAAGTGGGAATGACCGCACCGCCGTTTCATCCAAACTGTCGTGGGTGTACATGTCCTCATTTTGATGACGAATTTGATTCTATCGGGAAGCGCGCGGCGCGTGGCGAGGATGGCAAGACGTACTATGTGCCAGGCAATATGACATATGAAGAATGGAAAAATTCATTTGTCGATGATGGTGTGCCAGATGAAAAATTTACAACCAAAAGAAAATCGACAGATGGATCGGTGGAAATACCTGATATTAAGTTTGCAACGAAGAAAAACTCTATAATTACTGCGAAACAGAAGTTTGAAGATATGATGACGGTATCTAAGGCATACGATGAATTACCAATCAGAGTAAAACAGACTTTGAGTGATATAACATTTGAATTCGGGTGGGATGGAAGTGCTTGTGATATCGTAAATAGGGCAATTAGAGTTGGAATCGGCACCAGCAAAGCGGAAATATTCCATGAAGTAGGGCATCTTATCGAAAATTACATGATGGATCAGAATGTTGTTGCAAAATACAAAGAATATCTTGTTGATGGATTATCCTATAGTGATATAATGATAAAGACATATTATAATAGCATTGGAGAACCCATAAATATTTATATATTAACAGGCAATCGATTTGAAAGTGAGTATCAGGCAAGGTTGTACGTTAATAAAATGTCAGATGCTTTGAATATTGATGGAACAATTAACACAGATTTACTAGGAGAAAGTATATCTGAAGCATTTAGAAAATATATGAACAATGAAAGTGTATCTGATGAAGTAAGAAAGATAATAGAAGGTGTCGTTTTATGAGTGATAAAGAGGAGTTCTTGAAAGTAAAGACATATGAAGAATACGACAGAAGAAGGGATGAATTTAAGAACCTTGATGTTCGGGATTTAGAAATCTTGAATCACTTTAATGACTTATTTCCAAAGTTGGAAAAAAGCGGTTGGGAAGATGGAATAATTGTAGAAGCATATAAAGACCCGCCCAATAAGAGAAAACAGTAAGTTGCCACCAGTCAGAAATGATATGGTGGTATTTTTATGCACAAAATTAATAATAACAGGGCAACCGGAAATCTATGAACCGAATGGCGCAGAGGTGACGCCAAGTAAGTTCTTTCGGTAGTCCTGTTTTATATGCCTTTTTCCGCAGGCGTTAAAGAACGGTAGTACTCATCTGGAGAATAAACAGAGAATCCCAATACCCGGAGAGCGGGAATAAAAATCTATGGAGGATAAGAAAATGGAATGGTTAAAGGCAATTTTGGAAAAAGCTGAAATCAAAGACGGAAAGCTGGATGTGGATGCAGTCATGAATGCTGCACAGAAAGAGTTCCCGAAGTATGCGGTACCAAAAGAAGACTTTAATACAAAGGTCGAGGAACTGAAAACCGCAAATGGAACAATCGAGGAGTTAAAGAAATCCAATGGTGACAATGAGGCGCTGCAGAAGAAAATCGGAGATTATGAGATCGAAATCAAAAATCTCAAGAAGAATGCTGAGAATACCTCAAAGACATATGCACTGAAGGAATCTCTCACCAAGCAGGGAGTCCTTGATCCGGATTATCTGATCTACAAGGCGGGTGGACTTGATAAGTTCACATTTGACAAGGAAGGTAAACCGGTTGGTGTAGAGGATGCTTTAAAGCCGTATAAGGAAGACAAGATGATGGCGCATCTGTTCAAGCAGGAGCAGCAGAAGCCGCCATATCATCCGAATGGTGGAAGCGGCGGCAGTGGTACCGACAATCCATTTGCCAAAGAGACGTTCAATCTGACCAAACAGGGCGAACTTTTAAAAACCAACCCAGAGCAGGCGAGAGCGATGGCCGCAGCCGCTGGGGTAACAATCTAATCAATTTAAGGAGGTAACTATTTATGGCAATTACAAAAATTGCAGACGTGATCGTACCGGAACTGTTTAACCGGTATGTCATCAACAGAACTATGGAACTGTCCGCATTCTTCCAGAGCGGAATTGTAGTAAACAGTCCGGAATTTGATGCACTGGCATCTGAGGCGGCAAGAACCCATAATATGCCGTTTTTCGAGGATTTACAGGGAGAGTCAGAACCAACACTTGAAGATGTTAAGATGACACCGGCAAAAATTGGTTCAAACAAAGATGTATCAACAACCATTCTGAGACAGAAGATGTGGGCGGCAACTAATTTGTCCGCGGCACTTGCTGGAGCAGATCCGATGAAGGCAATCGGAGATCTGGTTGCGCAGTATTGGGCACGTGATATGCAGAAAGAGTTAATCGGAATCCTTGCAGGCGTATTTGGAACTACGACAGCCGGCGAGAGTGGAACACCAAAAGCAGAAACCAGAATGGCAGATCATATTCTGGATCTTACTACAGGAAAAACAGATGCGGCAAAAATGATTGGAGCTTCACCGTTTATTGATGCCTGTCAGCTGCTTGGTGATGCGCAGGCGCAGCTTAGTGGTGTTGCTATGCATTCAGCTACAAAGTCTTACTTAAAGAAGCTGAATTTGATTGAGACGGAGCGTGATTCCACAGATGTAGAGTTTGATACCTATCAGGGAAGACGTGTCACGGTAGATGATGGATGCCCAGTAAATGCAGATGGAGTATATACGACTTATCTGTTCGGAAATGGAGCAGTAGCTTATGGCAACGGTTCTCCGGTTGGACACGTTCCAACAGAGGTGGATAGAGACAAGCAGACAGGCGGTGGTATTGATTATCTGATCAATCGTAAAGCATTTATCTTGCATCCGAGAGGAATCGCATACACCGGCGTAAAACGCGAGCATGTGGAGACTCCGACGCGAGCAGAACTTGCTCTTGCGGAGAACTGGAAGCCGGTATATGAGCCAAAGCAGCTTAGAATCGTTGCAATCAAGCATAAGATTGGGTAGCCTATGGAACTTGCAAAGTTAAAGGCACTCCTTGGAATTGGGGACGATTCCAAGGATGTGATCCTTGAATTTGTTATTTCGGATGTGGAAGAAACCATTAAGAACTATTGTCATGTAGATACGGTACCGGACGGACTTGTGAACACCGGTTACCGCATGGCGATGGATCTGTACCGGAATGAGAATATTGGTAGTGAGACAGGAGCCGCCGGATCAGTATCAGCTATTTCCGAGGGTGATACTTCTACTTCGTTTCGACAGTATGTGGATGATAATTTCAAGGATACAGTGCTGAAAAACTATAAATCTTCATTGAATCGGTACAGAAAGGTGGCGTGGTAATGATCGCAGATGCAATCAAACAGGCACAGTCGCTTGCGAGAAAAGCACAGGAAGAAACGTATGACGGACGATGCACAGTTGTGGAGCACCGGAAAGTAAAGGACCCGGACACAAAGATTACTGCCGAAATAGACGTGACCGTGTTTGAAGATATTCCATGCAGATTGTCGTACTCAAGCGTTAGTGCTGTGGATCAGACGGATACAGCAGCAAAGACTGCACAGGTTACGAAACTTTTCTTATCGCCAGATGTGGCGATTAAGCCGGGGGCGAAGATTACGGTGATACAATCCGGCATTACACGTGATTATGAAGCGAGTGGAGTGCCGGCGGTATATCCGACACACCAAGAGATTGTATTGAAATTATCAGAGAGGTATGCATAATGGCAAAGATGGGAAGTGCTGATTTTTCCGAACTTAAGAAACTTCAGGAGAATCTGAATAAGATGGTGGGGAGCGAAGCGGCAAGAACTGCTTTTTGTGAATCTTGTGCCAAGGAACTTGCAGCGAGATTATTGCGTGCAGTAATCAAGAGGACTCCTGTTGGGGATTATTCAGGAGCTCCCTATACTTGTGAAACAGGGATTGCCCATAAAGGAAACAAAGTTGCGGGAAAGCAAGGCGGTACATTGCGAAGAGGTTGGACCACAGGTAGCGATAATGTGAAGCAGGCTCTCAATAATTTACGAGTAACCCAAAGCGGTGACTTATATACGATTGAGATTACGAATCCGGTTGAGTACGCTTCTTATGTTGAATATGGTCATAGAACTGCAAATCATAAGGGATGGGTACCAGGGCATCTTATGATGACAATATCTGAAAATGAGATCCGAAGAATTGCCCCTCAATTGCTTGAAAAGAAACTTACAGAGTTTTTGAAAGGAGCGTTTGATGCTTAATAATGTGACCGCAGGCATCGCAATCGCTATCAATCAGGAATTTGGCGATAGTTATGAAATATATACAGATGAAGTAGAACAAGACTTGAAAGAGCCTTGTTTTTTTATTATGATCCTCAACCCTGATATTGAGCGGCGGCTTTCTGTACGCAGAGAAGTGGATGTACCGATGAGTATTCAGTATTTCCCCAAAAAAGGTAGGGCAGAATGCAATGATGTCGCGGAGCGGCTGGCATTATACGTTCTTGAGTGCATTACCCCATATGAGTCAGATGCTTTGATCCGTGGCAAGGATATGCATTGGGAGATCGTGGATGGTGTATTGAACTTCTTTGTAACGTACAACTTCTTTGTTTATAAGATAGAGGATCCAAAGCCTCTTATGGAAACTATGACAACAGTATTGCATTTGAAAGGATAGGTGCTATATGGCAGATACAAAGACTACTGAAACAGTAGATAAATTTACCAAGCAGCAGTTGACAGAATCCAAACGTTTTAAGAAGAAACGTGATCTGTTGGAGGCGTTGCTTGAGGATGACAAGGAGTATACCATCGCCGAGGCAGATGGTCTTATTGACGGTTACTTAAGAAAGAAGGTGAAATAATGGCATTAGGTGGAGGTACATGGACCGTACAGAACAAAGTTGTTCCGGGGGCATATATCAACGTGATTAGCGCGGGACTTGCGTCGGCTGCACTGTCAGATCGTGGCATTGCAACGATGCCACTTGAACTGAATTGGGGACCAGAAGGAGAAATCTTTAAGGTGACTACAGGAGATATGCAGAAGAATGCAAGAAAAATCTTTGGTTACGATTACACTGCTGAGGAGATGAAAGGTCTCAGAGATCTGTTCATTGGCGGAGCGTTGGTATTGTACGCATACCGGCTGAATGGGGGCGGAGCAAAGGCTTCCAATGACTATGCGACTGCCAAGTACAGTGGCACGCGAGGAAATGATATCAAGATTGGAATCGCCAAAGATGTAGATGATCTGGAAGCATGGAATGTAACTACATACCTTGGAACGTCTAAAATTGAGACACAGACTGTCAAGAGCGCCGCAGAACTGAAAGCCAACGATTTCGTTGAATTCAAGAGTGCCGCAGAACTGAAAGCGGTTGTTGCAGCTGAACTTTCCGGAGGAACAAACGGTGTTATTGATGGTGAGGCACATGCAAAGTATTTGGCGAAAGCTGAACCATATGGTTTTAATACGATGGGAGTTGCAATCACGGATGAGGTGACCAAGATGCTGTATATCGCTTATGTAAAGCGTATGAGAGATGAGGTTGGGAAGAAGTTTCAGCTGGTTCTGTATAAGTCGGATGCTGATTATATGGGCGTTATTTCCACACCAAATAAAACAGCAGATGAAGGATGGTCAGAAGCATCGGCTGTATATTGGCTTACCGGTGTTGAATGCGCTACTGCAGTCAATAAGTCGTGTGAGGGAAAAGTATATGATGGAGAATTTGCTATTGAATCCATCGACAATGATCTTGAAGAGTACATCAAAAAAGGTCAGCTTATCTTTGACAGAAACAATGACGAGATTGAAATCCTTAGTGATATCAATACTCATATCACTCTTACGGAGGAGTGCAACGGCGATTTCTGCGACAATCAGACTATCCGTATTATAGATGAACTCGCAAATCAGGACGCTTTGATTTTCAAAACAAGATATCGTGGTAAGTTCCCGAATGACGAGCCGGGGCGCTTAAGCCTTAAGAGTGATTTGTGCGGCATTCGTGAGCAGCTGCAGACGATGCGCGCTTTGGAGAATTTCAAACGCGAGGATATGACAGTTGAAAAAGGCGAGACAAAGAAATCGGTTGTCGTTGAAAATGGGGTTCAGGTAGTAAATACCATGAGCATTATGTATATGGCTACCGTGATTAAATAGAGGGAGGCGTGATATATGGGCAATGTAATGTTTGCAAAAGATTCAATTTCTGCGGCACTTGCTGAATGTTATGTGACAATTGATGATCGTAGATATAATCTTATGACTGCCATTAAGCTGGAAGCAAAGTTCAGAAAGAACAAGGTTAAGATCCCGTCGCTCGGAAAAACCGGTAAGGGAAACAAATCGGTATCATGGGAAGGAAGCGGTTCGTGCACCATGCATTACAATACAAGTATCTTCCGTAAGATGATGCTTGATTTCAAAAATACAGGCGAAGATGTATATTTTGAAATTCAGATTACGAACGATGATCCGTCAAGTGCTGCTGGATCACAGACGATTACGCTTCTGCAGTGTAACATCGATGGCGGTGTTCTTGCGAAGTTCGATGCTTCATCAGATTCTTATCTCGATGAGGATGTTGATTTCACATTCGATGATTTCGATATGCCTAAGGAGTTCCAGGAACTTATAGGTCTTGCAGCGTAAAAATATTCCCCCTTGCGCATTGCATGAGGGGATTTTTGATGAATAGGAGGACGGCATTATGCCAAATTTAAGTAGATTCTTAGCAAAAAACAAAATCAAAAGGGAGAATGCAAAATATGCTCCGTCAAAAGCGTTTCTTGATGAAAAGGGAAATCCCCTTGATTTTGAATTTCATCCGGTTACTTCTAAAGAGAATGTGGCTATTCGCGAAAAGCACACAAAGGATGTGCAGGTTACAGGAAAGCCAAATTTGTTCCGACCGAAGCTGGACACAGATGCATATATTAATGACCTGATTGTAGCCAGCGTGGCTGATCCGGATCTGTACAATGCGGAGTTGCAGGATTCCTATGGAGTAAAGACTCCGGGAGAACTTCTTTATGCAATGATCGACAATCCTGGAGAGTATCAGGATTTAGCAGCATGGGTACAGAAGTATCAGGGATTTGATGCATTAGAGGATTTAAAGACTGAGGCAAAAAACTAATTGAGGAAGGGGATGTCGAAGCAAATTATGCGTATTATGCGCTACATAAGCTTCACATTCTCCCTTCCCAATGGTGTGATTTAGAGGATGAAGAAAAGGCTTTCATTATGGCCGCGATCGATATCAAGATTGAAGCTGAAAAGAAAGAAATGAAGAAAGTCGAAGCAAAGGTGGAGGGAAGGTGATGATATGGCATCAATTACAACTGGTATTCAGTTGGCTGATAATTTTACGGCACCTCTGATGAATATCATCAGTTCCGTAAATCTCGCGGTGTCTGCGTTTGGAACTATGGATCAAGCGATGAGTAACAACGTGGATACATCATCGCTTGAAGCGGCAAGAACAGAGTTGAATCAAGCATCTATCGCTGCACAGGAGTTAAATCAGACCATACAACAGACCTATGATCCAATTCAGAACAATGTGAACAAACAGGAGCAGTTTAATCAATCGCTCCACAATGGCATCAATGAATCAAGTAAGCTTGCCGATTCGATAAGAGGATTTATCGGGGCATATGCAACGATACAGACGGCTAAGAATGTTCTCGGTGCATCGGACGAACTCGTACAGACAACATCGCGACTCAATATGATGAATGATGGATTGCAGAGCACGCAAGACTTGTTCAACATGGTTTACATTGCGGCAAATGATGCAAGAGGATCGCTGACAGATATGGCAAGCGTAGTGGCGCGATTCGGTAATAATGCAAAGGATGCATTTAGTTCCAGTGCGGAGGTTGTTCAGTTCGCAAATCTGATTCAAAAGCAGATGACGATTGCCGGCGCAAGTACACAGGAAGCAGCAAATGCAGAGCTGCAGTTGTCGCAGGCGTTGGGATCGGGTGTACTTAGAGGCGATGAGTTAAACAGTATCTTCGAGCAGGCACCGAATTTGATTCAGAATATTGCAGATTATCTGGATGTTCCAATTGGAAAGATCAGGGCGATGGCTGCTGATGGAGAACTTTCCGCAGGAGTGGTCAAGGCGGCTATATTCGCGGCGGCGGATGATATAAATGCAAATTTTGAATCTATGCCAATGACATGGGGACAGATGTGGACGAAGTTTCAGAATGATGCAACGATGGCTTTTCAACCGGTGTTGCAGAGGCTAAACGATCTTGCGAATACAGACGGATTTCAAACATTTGCGACCAATGCGGTGAATGATCTTGCGGTTGTTGCAGGAGTGACGCTTGACATATTTGAAAGCGTTGGTGCGGTTGCCGGTTTTGTAAGGGACAATTGGAGCATGATATCGCCTGTTGTGTATGGAGTAGTTGCGGCTTTTGCCGTGTATGCTGCATATATAGGGATTGT